CCTGCTTGTGTTTCATCTAAGTTCCAACCATACTGCATAGTCCACTCACGTACTTTTCCAGTAGTATCTCTTTTGTATAACTTAGGTAAATTGTAAATTGTTTGCATAATTGGTCCTCTTCTCTTTTCTAACTATATAATTAATATAACATAGTTTAGAGAAGTGTCAACCTATTTTCTAAGAAAAACTTTAAAACTTCCTGGATTATGTGGAGTACTGCTACATGATTTAGCGTGTGGATGATTATTTACCCATACAGGAAATTCTTTCATTATTGCACCTTGTCCAGTAACAACAACTACATATTTTAATTTCTCATAGTAAGCATCTTGTATTTTACTATTAAACACACTCCATGCACTATGTATAGGAAGTCCATGCAAATCAAGTTTCATACGTTTATTTAATACGATAAATAGTGATTTGAAAATAAATACAATTGTAGTTCGCGAGCGGCAACTCCAACTACTCTAACGCTTGAAAGGGAGCATCAGCAATGTATTTACACAATAAGTATACTACCGCCTATTATAATATAGTAGAGCAAGCACAGTCAAGAACTTTAGACTGTTATACAGAAAATCATCATATTATACCAAGAAGTTTAGGAGGTTCTGATGATCCTACTAACCTGGTTGCCCTAACACCTAGAGAGCATTTTCTCTGTCATTGGTTGTTAACTAAGATGGTGTCTATAGGCGATGCTTCACGCAAAATGAAGTGGGCATTTAGACTTATGAGTAGACACGGCAAAACAAGTTTGTTATCAGGATATGCAAGATCTATTAGTGGAGAACCATTAAGTGAAGAACACAGAACAAAAATAAGTCAAGGACAAATGGGCAGAGTGCAGACTGCAGAAACAAGAGCAAAAATGTCTGCACATTGGCAAGAATTCTTAAAGGACGGTGATCCTAGAGCACATTATCCTCATACAGAAGAAACAAAGCAACACCTAAGTGCAGTACATAAAGCAAGATTTGCTAAAATGAGTAAAGAAGAACGCAAAGGAAATCTTGTATGGAGAGATTGGACTTGTGAACATTGTGGCAAAGAAGGCAAAGGAGGTGCTAACTACAAACGCTGGCATGGTACTAATTGTAGAACGATAAATACAGTTAACTAATAGGAGTTAATAATTTGCCACGTATATCGCTTTGGAAAGATGGGGCTCACACCGCAGATTATCGTTTTTTTGACCGCCGTATAAAAGAAATGTTTACTGCTGGTGGCACTGGCATAAACGTACACAAGTACCTTGGAATACAAAGTCAAGGACAGAGTGACGACCCTAGCCAACCAAATTATGTAGAACCTGATCCACTGGGCATACAGGATTTTTTATTTTTAGAGAATAGAGATAGAAAATATGACCAAGACATTTATAGTTTAAGAGGTATATATAGTGTTACAGATACAGATTTTGATTTAAGCCAGTTTGGATTATTTTTAGCAAACGATACACTGTTTATTACATTGCATGAAAATGATATGGTCAACAACATCGGGCGTAAACTTATGTCAGGTGACGTAATTGAATTGCCACACTTAACAGATTATAGTGCGTTAGACGAAAGTGTAGAACTTAGTCTAAAACGTTACTATGTAGTACAGGAAGGCACAAGACCCAGTGAGGGTTTTAGTCCTACGTGGTGGAGCCATCTATGGCGTATTAAATGTACACCGTTAGTTGATTCACAAGAATATAACGATATACTTAATGTTCTACAAACAGACAAAGACGGAAACGAAACTACAAATACACTACGTGATTTGCTTTCTACTTACAATAAAGAATTAGAAATTACAAACAAAGTTGTAGCTGCTGCTGAAGCAGAGGTTCCTGAAAGCGGATATAAAACTGATCAATATTATATAGTACCTACAGGGCCTGATGGAACTCCGTTAGAACCTAAAGGCGTAAATGCAGATGATACCCGATTAAATGCAGATAATACAGATGCTAGTGCCGATGCTAGAAGAATTACTCCACAAAATACAAATGCATATAGCGGTTACTTAATAGGTGATGGACTTGCACCTAACGGTGAAAACGTAACAATGGGAACAAGTTTCCCAGGTGATGCTCAAGAAGGTGATTTTGTTTTAAGATTAGACTTTTTACCAAATAGACTGTTTAGATACAATGGAGCTCGATGGGTAAAAATAGAAGATGATGTACGTAGTCAGTTAACACCAGGTTCAGGAAATACACAAAGAGATACCTTTATAAACAACACTGGTACATTTATTGCAGATGATAATACTGTACAAAATAGTAGACAGTCATTAAGTGAAGCACTTAAACCTAGAGAAGATTAATGCCACAACAATTTTTCTACGATCAACAAATAAGAAGATTTCTATTACAGTTTATTCGTGCTTTCAGTAACTTTCAAGTTGAGTACGGTAAAGATAGAAATGGACTTACCACATTACAAACTGTACCTGTAAAGTATGGTGATGCGACACGTATGGTAAGTTCAATTATAAGAGAAAACAGTGAAAATAAAATACTACCAACACCAATGATTAGTTGTTATATTACAGGGCTAGAGTACAATCCAGAGCGTAGACAGGATCCAACTTTTGTAGACAAAAAACACATACGTATGAGAAAGTTTGATACTAACACAAATAGTTATACCACACAACAAGGAAATGCATTTACTATAGAAAGAATGATGCCTGTTCCTTATACATTACAAATGAGTGTTGATATATGGACAAGTAATACAAATCAAAAATTACAGTTATTAGAACAAATATTAGTACTTTTTAATCCAGCATTAGAAATACAAAGTACAGATAATTATTTAGATTGGACAAGTTTAAGTTATATAGAACTTAGTGCTACACAGTTTAGTAGTAGATCTATTCCACAGGGTGTAGATGATCAAATAGATATTGCCACACTACAATTTACAGTACCAATATTTTTAAGTGCACCTGCAAAAGTTAAAAAACTGGGTGTGATTAATAAGATTGTTGCAAGCATCTACGATGATAACGGTGGCATTGCAGATGGTGTAATTGATGGAGAGATACTATTAGGTACAAGACAGAAGTTTACACCAATGAACTTTGGTATAATTGTATTGGGTAATACTGTACAGATCTTAGACAGGAATGAGACAACAACAAATAAAGTAGATTATAGTCCTTTAAATGATCCTCCAACAAAGGTAGGTACAGATGACGTAAGTTGGGCTGCACTTATAAACCAATATGGTGAATTACAAAGTGGCATAAGTCAATTACGTTTAGAAACCGGAGGCACTGCTGAAATTGTAGGTACTATTGCATTTCATCCTAGTGATCCTCACAAATTATTATGGACAGTACAAAGCGACACTATTCCAACAAACGACTTGCCTGCTATAACAAAAATAATAAATCCTCTTAAAAGTGGACCTGATGCAGGATTAGCAACTGCTGCAACTGGTCAAAGATATCTTATACTTAATGCAATTGGTGACAGCTCTAACACAGATGGCCCTGATGCTTGGGGAGATTTGGTAGCAAGTGCAAACGATATAATTGAGTATAATGGAACAGTTTGGCAAATTGCTTTTAATAGCAGCGCAGAAGAAGGTATACATTATGTAACTAACACTACTACAAATTTACAATATAAATGGACTGGGACAGAGTGGATAAAGTCTTATGAAGGGGAATATAAGGCAGGCGATTGGTCTATAGTATTATAATATCTGTATTACTTATTTTTACTCCTGTCACAATAGATGCAGGTGGTAAAATGTATCAGCCTAAAAGCGATAAAAAAATATACGGGAAAAAGAACGAATATTCACGTAGTCAGAAACTTAATCAAGGAATAACAAAAAACCCTAAAATGGTCACTTGTATGCTTAAGAAAAGGTTAAAAGCAAAAAACGGTGACGAAGTTTGTATATATCAAGGACAGAATAGAACTTATGAAATGGCAATAGAAAAAAATTGCCCTAGAAAATATAAGTGCCTGTATAATCCGTATGGTGAAGAACCAAATATCTATAGTGTAATCGATAGTTTAAATGAGTCAGCAAAATAAACAAATTAATCAAAGTGTAGGTGCACTTTTTTTAAGCAAAAAAACTAGTAGATACTTGTTTGTACTACGCAGTGGTGCTAGGTATGATAGCACCTGGGCATTTGTTGGCGGCAAAGTTGAAAAGAATGAAACTGAATTCACTGCACTGCAACGTGAAATAGTAGAGGAAATAGGGTTTATGCCACTAGTGCTTAAAACTATTCCTGTGGAAAAATTTACAAACAGTAAAAATAATTTTACATATACTACATATGTTTGTCTAATAGAAGAAGAATTTGTTCCTAAGTTAAATGAAGAGCATAAAGGTTATGCTTGGAGCAAACTAGATAGTTGGCCAAAGCCACTTCATCCTGGTGTTTTTACAACATTTCAAGTAGATGAAATTATAAGCAAAATTAAAACAATAGAAGATACAATGTGTGACTTATAGTTACCTTGCAATTGCACCTAAACTTGCTAAACTGTAATACTGGTTATATGTTATTTCTTTTACATTGGAACACCAATTGTATTCTTCTGGCATAAGTCCAGGATCTTTAGCAACATAAAAAAATTCTACATCATTGTATGTTAAAAATATTTTTGTGCAATCAGATATAAATTTATTATTTGCACCTTCAACATTAGCCTTTTTATATTCGTTGTGACTACTAAAATATATATTATCTTCAGGCACATTATATGTTGTCATACCTATCATATATATTTTCTTATGCCCATCAGCACAAGCCAATCTTAGTGCTAAACTTCCTGTATTAGCAGTAAAAAGTTGTGGATATAAATGAAAATGCCCTTGGTTTGTTATTATATTTTTTACATTACTGTATACAATGTTATCTTCAGTGTATCCAGATTTAGCAATCTCAGAACATATTATTTTATTAATACAAACTAAAAAAGTAGGAGAAAAATCTTTATATAATAAATTACAACCATATGTTTGACCAACACTTTGAACTCCATCCTGTCCACCAAATTGTCCAGTAAGCAAGTTAAGATCAAATCCTTTTCTACTAGTACTGTTACCTATTACATGTGCAATTTTATTGTGATCGTTATTAAATATAGTTT